CAAAAATTTAAGTTCACTTTTGATCCGTCAGATCTCGACTTGTTTAAATTTGGTAATACTAAATTTGGTTATAGAAAATGGCAACAGCTTCAAGACCTTCAGTTGGATAAGTTTACTCGTGTTAAATTTACTCATAAACCATCCAAAAGGCAAGCTCAAGTTACAATAATGCGTGAATTCCTTCTGGCAATATTTAAGGCTTTTGATGAGACTGTCTGTGGTAGTGTTCCTTTTGAGAAATATCTTAAACAGTTTATTACCACTCTTTCTGTTAAAGAGCAAAATTTATCTGCCATTGATATTGGGCTTCTAACTGATGATGCTGTTAAAGATATGTATTGGAAATCTCGGCTTTTCTTCCTTTCAAATGACTCTGTTCTTCATAAATTGTTTCTAACTCGAGTTAAAGGGGAGAGGTCGTATTTTCCAGAATGCAAAGACATTTTGGGTGTTAAAGATGCTCGTCATAACACTTTAATGATTTCAATAGGTATGACTTGGACGCGTGGTGGTGCTGAGCTTTTATTTAATTCATTGCATGGTGATCGATTTGATGTTTATGAAAGGGTATCATTTGCTGGTGATTCTGCCTCAAATGTTTGTTGTACCTATAAGTGGAAGGCTCATGGGGATATGCTAATAGGCTCTGGTGACATTAAATCTTTAGACACGTCAATTACGGCAATTCCCTTGGTTCTTTATCTCATGTTTGCTCAAATTTGGATACAGCGTAATGATTCTGACCCGTCTTATCGTATGTTTCAGTATATTTTGGAGAGTTGTGCTGAACAATTGGCAGGTAAAACTGTTCGTTGGATAAAAGACTTTGTGCTTCTCATAGGCGTTATGCCCTCTGGTTCGTTGGAGACTTCTCATGGTGATTCGTGGGTTGTGGGCGTGGTCTATTGGTTGTCCTATATCTTCAATGTTATGGCTCATTCAGAAGTTAAGGTTCGTCGTCAGATTTGGGAAGCATTGGCGAATCGGATTATAGGTATGTTTGTTTACGGTGATGACTTTCTTAAAGTGTATCCTAAGAGTCTCCGTGATCATATCAATGTTAGTGGGTTCGCTGGTTATATGTTGAGCTCGCACTCAATTCAATTTAAAAATTCGGAAGAATTTTCTTCTGCTCTTACTTATTTGACTGTTTGGAATAACGAAGTGGTTAATCATGTTTATACCGGACCAAGTTATCTTAAACGTCATTTAATTCGTGCAGATCAGTTTAATCTCAATTTAATTAATCCGAAAATTTCTAAGGTTGTTCCGTGGCGTCCATTCCCTCAGTATCAGTGGCGAGCTGGGGTTCCGCGTGACAGAAGTGCTCCTATCTATATGAATTTATCTCGTTTGATTGGACTTGCATATGATACTCTTGGTGTTGATCCAATGGCGTATTATTACTTAGGTTTTGTTTACAATGACACCTATGAGATCAGTGCAAGAATAGTAGGAGCAAATTATCTTACTGATAATATGCCAAGGTGGTTGGAGGAGGATTGTAAGTATCTCCGTAAGATTAACTATCGAATCGAGCATTCTAATTTTCCCTCTCGTGAGGAGTTGCTTAATTTGTGTGTTATGAAAAGAGAATATCATTATCCTCCGACTGTTGGTCCTTGGCAAATGCACCTCCAAGATTATGAATGGTGGTGACCCGCTTGTCCTGGGTAAGTGGCTAAAAAAAAAAAAAAAAAAAAACAGTCGGACGGGGCCCCATCCGAACACCAGA